GAGGCTAAAAAAGCCTTGTACCAAAACGCGGTGATTCCGGAACTGATCAAAATACGCGAGGAACTAAACCGCTGGCTCACTCCTAAATATGGCGATAACCTATACATTGATTTTGACTTTTCGGTGATCCCGGAACTTCAAGAGGAAATGGATAAGGTGGTAACGCAAATGAGCAATGCTTGGTGGCTTACACCTAACGAGAAACGCGCCGCAATGAGTTATGGCGTTGATGAAGATAGCGCCTTTATGAATGATTACTACATTCCGGCAAACCTTATCCCAACCCAAAACCTACCCGATCTTATTGATGAACCGGAAACGATGCCCAACGCTTCGCAGCCCATGAACACCACTGACGTGTTTAGTTCACAGGCGGAAGCTGAGGCACGAGCCGAGCAAATGGGTGGTGAGGGTTTTCACACGCACATGACCGAAAGCGGCGAAACGGTCTTTATGCCTTTTGAATCGCACGAAGAATACATGGCGGCGATAAACAAGGGTTTTTTTTTGACCAATAAGCAACCACAAATAAGCGCTGCGGTTGAACGCGGACTGCGCAATAAGGTTGACGAACATAATGATGAATACGGAGATGACCCAGCCAAGCGCGCCACTTATGGAATGCTTGCTGAATCATTTCGCAGAGGCGTAGGTGCTTATCGCACCAACCCGCAATCAGTGCGCCCCAGTGTAACCAGCGAAGAACAATGGGCTTATGCAAGGGTTAACGGGCTGCTTTATGCACTTAGAAACGGGCGCTTTAGAGGCGCAGCTTTCGATACAGATCTACTGCCTGAAGAACACCCGCTTTCAAGTAAAGACAAGGCGCAGAAACAAGAATACACCGGCTATCCGCAGAGCGCCACAAACAACGCTCGCAGAATGCTGGACTGGATTGAAGAATACGGAAGGGATGAAGTACAAGGCGGAACGCAAACAGGGCTTGCACGAGCGCGACAGATAGCAGAGCGCAGACCCCTTGACCGCGAAACGATAAACCGCATTTATTCATTCTTTTCACGCCACGATGGCAATCAAACCGTATCAGAAGAAAACCGAGATACGCCTTGGCGAGATAATGGCTTTGTAGCTTGGAATCTATGGGGCGGAACTTCGATGTTTAATTACGTTCGCGATATAGTAGAAAACGATAAATAATGCCGCTACCTAAGCCGAAACCGGGCGAAAGCCTTGAGGACTTTTTAGAGTACTGCCCATTTGATACCCAAGTTATGCTTGAGTTCGAAGATGCAGAGCAGCGCTTTGCGGTATGCCGATCACTGTATGAGGAGAGTAAAGAGCAAAAGGCGCAGCGATTAACCACTCAAAAGATTAACCGCCAAGAGTTCATAAGGGCTTGGGATCGCCAAACTAAAATAGCAGAAGGGCGCGAGTTCAAAAAGTGGTTTGCGTATTTCAAACGCGAGAACTTCAAAGGCGTTGACTTGTTTTTACAGTCAGGGCAAATAACGGGTTTTGACGGGCTTTTTTTAGATAGGGATATTACCGAACTATACGAGAACTTATTCGCCAGCGTAGGCACGCAAATCGCCCTTTGGTATCAGGATAACTTCGAAAAGTATATTCAAAAGAACCAGCCGGCAGTAAACTGGCGCGAAACCTTTGGAGCGTTCGGCAGACGATTCGCAGCTGACAAAGTTACACTGGTATCAGGCAACCGTAAAAAAGAACTTCAGGCGGTCTTAAAAAGGCTAATGAGCGATCCGGATTTTCAGGCGCTCAATGAACGCCAAGCACAAAGAATACTGCGCAGCCAATTCACCGGGTATTCACGAACTCAAGCAATGCGCCTTGTAAGGACTGAAAGCATTACCGCAGCGAATTATGCGGCAACGCAAACAGCAAATGACCTGTTTGGATCAGAGGGCTATGAAAAGGAATGGTTGACCGCCTTAGATGGCAGAGAGCGACCAGCGCACCGCGAAGCTGACGGGCAAAGAGTAGGGGCTGATCAGCCTTTTGTTGTTGGTGGCGAATACCTAAAGTTTCCGGGTGATCCAAGCGCCTCAGCAAAGAACCGCATTAACTGCCGCTGTACGGTGCTAACTATGCCACTGGGCGCAGTCGAAGAAATAGAAGATAACCTCACTGGGGGCTTAGTTTCAGATATAGGATTTGCCATTGCTGGCGAGGTATTAGAAAATCAGTAATTTTGAAATAATTATTTTTGCGATATGAATAAACTCATTTACAAAACCACGCAGCTGGGCAGCATTGTCGATGCGGATGAAAAAGCCGGTATCGTTAAAGGCTATGCCTCGGTATTCGGTAACATTGACAGCGATGGCGATATTATTATGGCTGGCGCTTACAAAAAGACGATTCAAGAGAACCGCAGCCGAATCAAATACCTTTATCAGCACGACCTTGAAAAGCCACTTGGTAAAATGATTCACCTTGAAGAAGATGCCAAAGGGCTAATGTTCGAGGCTGAAATACCAAAAACGCAGCTGGGTAAAGATGTAATTGAACTCATGAAAGCCGGCGTAATAACCGAAAACTCGGTAGGTATTATGCCAATACAGCGCGAAATGAAAGGCGACTATCGCGAAATATCAGAAGTAAAACTTTACGAGGTTTCTGCGGTTACCTTAGCCGCCAATGATCAGGCAATGATCTTGGATGTTAAAGGAAACGTGGATATGGAAAAGGTGGCAAAGCGTTACGATCGCATTGCTAAACTTATTCGTAAAGGCGAAATATCAGACGAACTCGGGTATGCACTCGAGGCGGAAATACAAAAACTTAAGTCTTATTTCTTGGACTACACACAAGCCACTCAGCCAGCCAACATTGAGGTTACTGAGCCGGTAGAAGTCAAAGCAGATGAGGCATTCGACCCCTTAAACTATTTATTAAAGAAAATTTCACACTAAAATGAGCGATCAAATTAAAAATCAACTTGATCAAATTGCTGAAGTTATCGATTCAAAAATCGAAAAAGCAAACGGTCAGGTTTTAGAGAACGCCAAAGGACAGATTGATTCAGTTCTTAAAGGCGAAGTAAACAGCCTTACAGAAAAGCACAGAGAGCTTTATGAGCGCCTTGATGCTATGGAAGTAGCTTCTAAAAAAGCCGCTTCTAACGCTGCGCCTAAATCATTGAAATCAGCCCTTGAGGGTATGATCAACGAAGGTGCTATCGAGCAATTAAGAAAAGGAAACTCAAGCCGCACAACTTTCGAAGTTAAAGCTGGTGATATGACTATCGCCAACTCTTACACTGGTGTTGTAGCTGCTGAAACAGTAGTACCACAATTCAAGTTTGACCCATCAAGAAGCGTACACATTCGCTCTTTGTTGCCACTTGGATCAACTGACGCTGCTGTTGTTCGTTTCCCAAAAGAGAGCGCTTACGATGACGGTGCTGGCGTTGCTGCTGGTGGAACTGCCGTTGGTCAGTCAGACTTCGATATTACTGCTGTATCAGTAAACGTTGAGAAGTTAGGTACATTCATGCGTATCACTGAGGAGATGCTTAACGACACTCCACAGCTTACTGCTTACCTATCGGCTCGCGTACCCGGTAAAGTATTATCAAAAGAAGATCAGCAAATCCTTAACGGAACTGGCGCTAACAACCAGCTTGATGGTTTCTTCACTGCTGGAAACTCAGCCGCGTTTAACGCTACAACTGCCGGTTTCGCCGATGCAGTAGAAGCTGCTAACGAGTATGATGTTCTTGTAGCTGCAATGAACCAGCTGAACCTTTCAAACTATTCAGCTTCAACTATCCTATTGAACCCAACTGATTTGCACAAAATCGTATTGCTAAAATCAACTGCAAACGAGTACTTGCGTCAGCAAATTTATCAAGGGCTTCAGCCAACCATCATGGGTATTCCTGTAACCGTTAACACTGCGGTAACTGCTGGAAACTTCCTTGTTGGTGATTTAGGCGTTGCTTCTCAACTTTGGATTCGCGACAACTTAGCCGTTGAATTCTCAAGAGAGGACAGCACTAACTTCAGAGATTACTTCGTTACTGTACGAGTTCAAGAGCGCCTTGCTCACTCGGTTTACCAGCCAAACGCTGTGATCACTGGAGATTTCACAACTGCTAAAGCTGCACTTGAAACTCCATAAGACTAACGACTTAGTTAGATAATGAAAGCCCCGCCATTTGGTGGGGTTTTTTTATGCTATAACCTTACAAAACCACTTAAAAAGTCAGGATATACGTTGACAGATATAAAACCCAAATAAAAATAATTGAAAAAAAATTTGCACAATTGAAAAAATACTTTGTATATTTGGGTATAGCAAAAAACAAAAACAATGAAAAACTTTGACTATTACCACCGCAAATCAATTCAAGTCGCTGAAAAACTCAGCA